AGGATGCGCTTACGGATCGCCAGGTTGTAGGTTTCCGGCTTCTGCTTACCGAGTACGGACTGGATCCACGGAGTCCCCTCGGTGGTGTCGAGAAACCATTGCCCATACCACAATTCGAATCGCGTTTTTACCGCCTGCGCCACGGCCTCCGGTGAGTTAATCAGCCAGGTATCATCGCCGCTGCCAAAGGTGTAATCACCGTCGGCGTCTTCGCGTCTGTATCGCATCAGTTCACCCCGTCTGTGTTGCTTCCGCCTCGCTGAACCCCGCCGTGCGTGTGCGTATCATCAATTGACTTGCCGTTAGCTTTAACGGTACCGATAAACTCGACAGCGCCGGTGATTTTGGATGCAACTCCAGAAGCAACAGACCCCACCATTCCACCCAGCCAGGACAGTAGCCCGTGAATGGTTACTTTCGCCGAGAAGTCGGCCAGCGGGGTAACTACATCCAGACCGCCAGGCGCTACGATTTTAATTTTCTGCGTATCCGGATTAAGGTCGATGTACGTACTTCCATCAACACTTCGAAGCTGCGCCGACGTGGTGCTGACATTCTTAATTTTGTTGGGCTGAGATATTTGACCCACTGAGCAGGTGGCGTCGGACAGGTCATGTATGCGGTCGTCGACAGGTTCCTGCACTCCACCGTTTTGCCAGAAGAAATCAATACAGCGGTCTTGAAACTTAAGTTCGCACTCATCGCCGGGGCTCACCGGCAACGTTAAAGTAACTCCCCCGGCCGTTGGGAATACCACGGGAACATCCACCAGCAGCGGGTAAGGTTTTGTCACCCGGTTACCATCGTTATCGATCTCAACGTAACGGATAGCAGGCTGCACAACCGCCGTAACCGCGTCAGGATCGAATGACTGAATAATGCCAGGCAAAGCGACGCGGATCTGGTTCTTTGTGGTTTCCCGTTCAGATTTGAATGTTTCGGCAAGGTCGCCGCTGCGGGTTTGGTCAGATACGGCCATTTAGTAGGCTCCAGAAAGCAAAAAACCCGCCGAAGCGGGTTTGAAAGGATGTATGGATTATTTAGGTTTCTTCCTACCATAAACAAACACTGTAGTTAATCCTACGAGATCTAAAGTAGCAAGAGTACCTGCGAACCAAGTGTTACCGCGATTAGCAAAAAACGCAGCCATTATAAGCACTACCATTGCAATGCAAAATCCCATCCATTGCCCACGTTTGTCGCGTGAAACCGCACCAAGTAATGCATCACTTTGCGTCTTATGCCTATGCTCTTGCTCTTTTTCGGTTAGCCTGAAAATTCTCTCAGCGCCGCCGGGTAATATTTGATTATATTGTAAGAGCATAGCAGGAGGTGGGAGTGGTCCCTGAAAAGACTCCTGCTGAAACATGGCAATAACCTTCGGGTTCTTAGAAACTCTCTCAAGAAGTTCAGGTGTTAACTTCGATTTTAGCTCAGGATCAAGGTTGGCAACTGCAGACAGCTTTTCCACTACTTCCTGAGACTCATCATATTCCGAGGAATCAATATCTTCGTCGATACCATCCGAATCAGGAACGGCTTTTTGCGACGCTTTGTTTTCCTGATGCTTTTTGAGAACGGCCGCCTGCTTGCGGGGTTTTGAACTCATACCTGATAACTCTGTTCATGTCACTTGCAATGACTTTAACATCACTTCTTATTGCCCGACAATCAGATCCAGAAGCAGCATATTGCCAGTAATCTGTAGTCGGCATAATGTCCATAACACTACCGGCAGCGGCTAAGTAACGATTAACGATTTTCCTCATATCCCCTCCCATAGTGAACATCAGTGGAGCGCAGAGTTTACCTTTAAGGTAAAGTATAGACAACTACTGTGTACAGATGGTTCAAAAAATGCGTTAACCAGTATTATTTTGTTAAAATTAGCGCAATTGGCAACAGTTCATCCATAATATTATGGACGTCAAAAATCATCGCCCAGCCACTTTTTTACACGGGAAAGAACCGATGATTTTCGGTGCATCCATGACTTAATAACCTTGAGATTTAGCAACGCGAATACCGGCCGCCATCCCATTGAAATCCCATGCGTTTTTATGGGCAATAGGATTACGTGTGTTGAAGGCATAGCGCTGGCCCATTTTCCATGCTGTATCGCTAACAGACTTATCTTGAGAGAGGTTTACCCACTCCTTTATGCCTTTGTAAACATAGGACTTACAATCATCCGTAGCTCCTTTCCGATTGGTGTAGGCATCCAGGTCTTCGCATTCTTGAAAGGAGTTGCTGACTATATCCGCGAAATCATCAATGGTCATGGCGAATCTGCGACCATTCATAGCGAAAAAAGGAGTAGCAGAGGCGTAATGTTGCCACTGCGTAAACTTTTGCTGATCCATTAAATCAACAGCCATTTTTTCATACTTCCCAGGAGCGGATAATCCCGACATCGGAACAAGTAAACTTATTGCAATAAAAATGGCTTTCTTATTCAATCTTATCCCCACCGATTCATTGCTCCTTGACTTTGAAGATCCGCCGCGCCACGCGCTTCGCACATCATATCCATGTACCACGCCTGGCCCCTTGTATCGCCAGTGTACATAATCCCGCGCACAATATAAACGCCATCCGTTGCGATGCTGGCAGGTTGTGCTGTGGTGCCGCTGAGCGTGATATTTCCGTCCGTGTTCTGGTCGGTGATCTGCCCACCAGCCATCGCAATATCATTGTTCGACAGCGCGGTGCGGTACACGGAAGCCTGATCCAGCTGAATAAGCCCGTTAACCCGGATGTTCGGATTAATAAGAGCGCGGACGTTTACACCGTTGCCGATAGTCTGCTGCGGCATGCCGATAAGCCCGGTGGCTCTGTTGAGCACAATCGCGTCGTGAACATACTCGTTATTCGCCACCATCTGGCGCTGACCGTCCACAAATTGCCATGTTGCGCCACATTGTCCGGCCACGTTATCCATAAGATGCCGTGTCATGCCGAACAGCACCCGCCCTCGAGGGAATACGGTAGCAGGCATTTCAGGCGTCAGTCCTTCGGTCGCGCCTTTGGCCTCAAAGTCTTTCATCAGCGCACGGTTCACATCTGCGACCGTGTAACCGGCCGCCAGCGTCTGCGAGGTTATACTGGTGGCAAATGCCAGATCCGTATCTGCTGCCTGAATCAGGACATAGGAATCAATAGGGCTGTCTTTTCCTGTGACCGAGTAGCGAATTTCTCCGCTGAAAATCAGCCCGTAATTGCGGCCATCACTCTGACCCACGTCCGCCGCGTCAACTTCCCGCACGGTCCCGACGTCGCTTGCCGACACCTCCGGCGCGATACCGTCGTAACCGGCAATCAGACGCACTTTCGAAAACTCCTGCCCGGTGATTCGGTTCACAGTATCTGCCGAGAGGTTATAAATTTTGATAGTCCCTACCCGGGACGCGCTGCTGATGTTGAACCAGTCGATCGTAAAGGTGACTTTAAAATCACTTAGCTCAATTCCCTGACCGTTCCCGTCCACAAGCTGCAGCTCGAAATGTCTCATCCAGTTCTGTGACATGCTTACTCCGTTGATACCAGTAAATGGCTGCGACCGCCCAGGTCAGTTTTTGTGGGGTAATCCTGTGTGTTGTCATCACAGACCACCACCAGCTTAAAACCAAGCCCCATACAGGCGTACTGCGCCAGCAGGTCAGCGCCAGTGACGAGAGGAATACCGGAGATTACCGGCTCCCCTCTGTCGTTCTGCAGGTCCATAATCCAGTACAGATCGCGCCATATGATGCTAATCCGCCAGGTGACACCACCCAGGACGATGCTGAACTGCTGGTTGTCCGCTGTCAGCGGAATTTCCTGAATTGTCATTAGCCGCCCCCCAGTAATGACGCCACGTTACCCGTGATGCTTTTCAGCAGTGAAGTATCTGGAGGTTTTGTGGTTTTGTTGCCGCTGTTCTGTACCGCCGACGTGCTGGCCCCTTCCTTCATGTTGGTTTTATCCGCGACGGTAATCTGCTGTGTCCGGGAGATAATGACCTCCCTCAGGGTGAGGACGGCGGACAGGACGTTTTCTGTTGTCTTGTCCGTCGTCACTTCCAGCGCCCGGATCAACATGTTGCTGTACAGCCGTTTACCGGTTACCACATCGAAGGGGATACGGCTTTCCTGCAGATCCAGTAGCTCCTGATACGTCTGCTGAGGACTCAGGCCGAGCAGGCTGGTAGCCGTCAGGTTACTGGCAAAATCCAGCAATGCGCCGCCACCGGCGAAACCAACCTCCATCACCACTTCTGACGGTTTTTTATAGGCATGATCAGCGACAGCGGCCCCGACCTCTACCGGATGCTCTGTTATTTCAAGCATATCTGTATGCTTCTCTGAAATAACAACACTGGGAACAATCATTCCTATTTTTCTGCTCTGCTGATGAAAAAGTGTAGAGAGAATATCCACTAACCCACCCTCACCTGATTACTTCGCATGACCTGAGCATTTGCAGACTGTTGCCGACGTGCAACCTCATTACCGACAGCGTGCGGATCTCCGCCACCGTAAATATGGTAGGTATTTTGCTGGTTAACCTCTGTCACTTTGCCACTAATTCCCGCCACGGCAGCCTTATTAATCAGCTCTCGAGAATAGATATTTCTTCCATTCTCATGCTGGATAATGCTGCTCATCAATGCTGACATGGTTTGCGGATCGCTCATATTCAGGGCAGCCCGGGGATCCACTCCCAGTCGTTGCGATACAGCCCTGATATACGCGGTTGTGTTGTTATTATCAGACGCAGGTGCCCAGGTAGAGATAATTTTCTCCACACTGTTTATTCCCCGTCCGGCGTACAGCATTAACTGACGAGCAAGAGCCCGTAATCCATCAAAAGCGGTTTCAAATCTGGCAAATCGCCCGCCCGGTCGTTCAAGAGAAGCCCCCGCCTGACCAGCAAAATTAAGGTTTCCCGGATTGTTATTCCGTTCTCCTCGCTTCGTAGCCTGTGCATGTTGTTCCGGCTCAGCACCTGGAATATCTGACTGAATATTTGCGCCTTTTACGGTATGAGGATTACGACCAAAATCGGTATCAATGCCAAGCCAGCGCAATGAATCTCCAATATTTTGTTTCGTGTAATCCCAGGATGACTTCGCACTGGCACCAATATTTTCGCGATCGGAGTACAAATAAGCAGCATAAGCCATCCAGCCTTTTAACCATGGCGGTACCGGCAAACCTGATATTTTTCCGAAAGCCCCCAGAACCTTGGATACCCAGACACCCGCGATGAATGTACCGAGGATTTCCAG